CGCACGCGGGTCATCCCGCACGGCCACGATCCGTCCGAGTTCTACCCGCTGGCCAGCACCAAGGCCGAGAGCAAGCGGCTGGCCATCGAGCGGCTGGGCATCGGTGAGCAGGTGGCGCCCGGCGATTGGATCGTGCTGCGCGTGGACAAGAACCAGGAGCGCAAGAATTGGCCGGCCACCCTGCAGGGCTATGCCAAGTTCGCCCAGGGCAAAGAGCGTGTCTGGCTCTGGTGCCACACGGTGATGAACATCGACAACGGCCACGACCTGAACGCCCTGGCTGCCATGTATGGCCTCACCGGGCGCGTGCTGACCAGCGGTCTCACCGCCGACACCCGGGGCGTGCCGGTGGAGCTGCTCAACTGCATCTATAACGCCGCCGACGTGCACCTGAGCACCACCTCGGGCGGCGGTTGGGAGCTGAGCACCCACGAGGCAAAGGCCGCCGGCACGCCGACCATCACCACGGATTACGCCGCCATGGCTGAGGTGGGCGCCGTGGGCGGCTGGCTGTTGGAGCCGGCCTGGTATTACACGGCCCACCGCAACGACACGCGCTATGCGCTGGTCGATCCCGGCGAGGTGGCCGAGGCGTTGGCGTGGTTTTGGGCGCGGG